ATATATTCATCATTAAAAATTTTAAAACTATATTTAGATAAATATGTATTTTTATTTTTAATCAAATATAAATTATTATATTTGTAATCTTCAAAAATTGAATAGGTTTTATAATTAAAACATATTTAAGAATTATTATATTTACGTATTTTCATATAATTATAATAATTCTTATTTGTTAATATTTCATTTAAATTTAAGAAATTTGATACACTACCAATAATATTTTTTCTAATAACTATTTTAAAAGATGTCATATAACCATCAATAATCATTATAAATAAAATTAATATTTTTTTCATTTTTAATAAAAATGTATTAAAAAGTTTAGATATTTATATAAAATGATTTTATTTTAAATTAAAAATATTTGCGATGCCTTACACATTGTTCAATCGTGAAGTTAGCGAGGACTGCTCCTATCTCCTCCTTGGTGTTTATTATGAAGACCGTTATTATTGCGGTTCTTATAATAAGAACAAGGATGGAGAATTCATCACCTGTATCTTAACTGGGGACAAGTTCTATTCGTTGCGCGATTTCGTGGAAAGCATCCATGGTCTTGAAGTGTTTGATGAATGGTATGAGTGTGCGTTCTATGACGAGGATTTGTGCGATTGGGTTTCCCTTATTCATCTGTAATATTTAAAATAAGGGAAGGGAAAATTAATTTTTTCTTTTTTAATGATTAATTAAGAAATTTGTATTAAATTAATAGAAAATTAATAGAAAATGATTTTTAATAATTAAATAAATAATTACGATGTCTTACACGATGTTCGGTAGAGAAATTAGCGAAGAATGTTCCTACCTTCTCCTTGGTGTTTATAATAAGGGATGCTATCATTGCGCTTCTTATACTAAGGATGAAGATGGAGAGTTCATTACTTCTATCTTGACCGGAGAGAGGTTCAATATGTTGCGTGATTTCGTCATGAGTGTCAAAGGGTTGGGAATGGTGAATGAATGGAATGAGTGTGCTTTCTATGATGAAGAGAATGGAATTTGGTTTTCCCTCTATTACCTGTAATATCTAAAAAGAGGGAAGGAAAATTAATTTTTTCCTTTTTAATAATAATCTTTAAAAATTTGTTTTGTTTTTTAACTAAATTATTAAAAAAATGATAAAATGGATTTAAATAAAATTACCAAATGACTTCGGTTAAGGTATGTAATTTCTCTTGCTCGTGCGTTCGTGATGATTGCGCTTTCAAGCATCGCATTGACATTCTCGAGCTTCGCAAGGAGTTCAAGGCTATCGTCGATGAGAAGTTTGATAAGAACAGTCATAACGAGACTGATCCGGAGGGTATTCGGCATCTTCCATGCCTCCACGGACACCTCTGTAATAATGAGGGGTGTGGGTTCAAGCATCGTTGCTCCTTTACTGGAAGGAAGGAAATCCAGAACGAGTGGTTTATTCGTCATCCTCGTCCGGAGAAGAGGCAATTGACCGTGGAGGATGCGGAACATTTGCGGAAGTTGGCGGATAAGTATATGATGAATTATGAGGATGCGGAGTTGGTTGGTCTCTTCTCAAAGCTCATTCGTCGCCAGAAGGATTAGTTTTTTTTATTTAAAGATATATATATATTTTTTTTATTATGAAGATTTTATTTTTTGGTAGCAAAGGTTGGATAGGAAGTCAATTAATATCTTATTTAAAAACCCAAGAAAATGTAGAAATAATAGAAACAAATGTTCGCGCCGATAATGAAACATTAGTTAATGATTTGATTATAGCATATTCTCCATCGCATATAATAAGCTTAATAGGAAGAACTCATGGAGAAGGAATAAATAATAGTGATTATTTGGAACAAGAAGGAAAACTTGTTGAAAATATATGTGATAATTTATATGCTCCTATGGTTTTATCATTATTAGCGGAGAAATATAATATTCATTTTACTTATTTTGGAACTGGTTGTATATTTACTGAAGAAGACCCGCGAACAAGGAAATATTTAGAAATAGATAGACCTAATTTTTTTGGCTCATCTTATTCAATTGTCAAAGGTTTTACAGATAGATTAATGAAATTTAATTCAAATACATTAAATCTTCGTGTAAGAATGCCTATTAATTCGCAAGTTCATCATAGAAATTTCATTACAAAAATAACTAAATATGAAAATATTTGTTCTATTCCAAATAGTATGACGGTATTAGATACTATCTATCCAATTATTTATGATATGATGAAGAATAAAACGAAGGGGACTTTTAATTTAACAAATCCTAATATAATAAGTCATAATGAGATATTAGAAATGTATAAGGAAATAGTGGATGAGAATTTTACATGGAAGAATTTTACAATTGAAGAGCAGAATAAGATATTAAAATCAAAGAGGACAAATAATTATTTAGATACTACGAAACTTCAAACATTATATCCAGATATTCCTGATATTAAGACAGCTGTTAGAGAATGTTTAATAGAAATGAAAAAAAATATTAATAATGTAGAAGATGGATGAATTATATGAAATAATTAATGGAAAGAAATATAAGAGATGTAAAGAAAATCAAATTAGAAATCCTATAACTAATAGATGTATAGATAAGGATAAGAAAACAGCTAAGGAAATAAAATATTATCAGGCTCCTAAATATTTATATAAGATTATTAAGAAACGCGAAAGACTACCAGTGAATGAATATGAAAAAAGATTATATATTTATAAAAATATTCATGATAATTTAGGAAAGGGTAGTAAGATAAATATAGTAGATGATGTAATTATAAAAAATCCATTGAAATATGGGGATGGTAATATATATTCAAGTTATTTGAGGAAATATTTAAAATATAAGATAGCTTCAAAAATAGTTATAGATAATAAGAAAAGTGAGAATGAAATTATGTATATGAAATTATTGAGTGATGCGGTGATTAATAATAAATGTCCTCATTTTCCAATATTATATGGAGTATTTGATTTAAGTATGAGAAGTGAGGATTTAATGATATTACCGAAATTATTAAAGGCAGAAAATTATTCATTTAAGATGATATTAATGGAATTAGCGGAAGGGAATTTAAAATACTTTATGAAAAATGAGAATGAATATTTTTTCGCAAATGCTTTAACACAAATATTTTTATCATTAATGTTTTTTCATAAAGAAACGCTATGTTTTCATAATAATTCAATACCTGATAATTTTATTTATATAAGTGTTAAAAAGGGTGGATATTTTCATTATGAGATAATGGGTAATAATTATTACGTGGAAAATTTAGGATTTTTATGGATGATATATGATTATGAGAATAGTTTAGATTTAATGAAATCGATTGATAAAAAAACAATGATAAAAATGGATTTTGAAAAAATAATATTAAGTTTTTTGAAGACGAAAAATAAATCGATAATTAATATATATAATGTTATTAAATATTATACAGAAATATATAGTATATATAATATGAAAATATATTTATCAAAATTATTAAGTGCTATGGTTAGTAATGGATTTTTAAAAACATCCGTTAAATCATCATTAATAATAAATAAAACCCCTTATAAAATTTAATAATTTAGATATATAGAATGAAAGAGAAGGATTGTAAATCAAATCAGGTATTAAATCCAAAAACTAAAAGATGCGTTAAAAAAGATACTAAAAATGGTATAGAAATATTATTTAATCAAAATGATAAGAAAATTCATGAATTATATGAAAAGATTGGAAATAAAATTGTTAAAAAATGCGAAAAACCGAAAATAAGAAATCTGATAACTAAAAGATGTGTTAAAGAAGATAATAAAGCAATTAAGAAACCAAAATCATTAAGTAAGAAAATAGAGGCTATTAAGAAGGTTAAGAAGGTATTATCGCCATTTATAAATCGCGTTAGTGCTGATATATATCATAGAAATAGATATTTGGTTTTAATGAGAAGGGAACTTAAAAATAGAAGAGAAGGATGTTTAAAAGTTTATAAGAAAAATAATGATAATAGTTTATCTTATAGAATTGGAAATAGAATAATTCTAAAAAAGAGGATTGGAACAGATAGTGTATATGGAATAGTTCATTTAAGTGAATTTAGAGAAAAAGAGAAGAAGGTTTTTACATTTGCTTCAAAGGTATATGAATTTAATGAAAAAAGAACACCATTAGAATTAGAGATATTAACAAAATTGACGAATGTTGTTAGAATGGATTTATGTCCGCATTTTCCATTATTTTATGGATATGTTATATGTAAAAATTATTCAAGTTTTGAAAAAGATAGTTTTGAGAAATCAAATCCAGATGATAAGACTGTATCAAATAGATTACAAAAATTTCCTAATTTAATAAAAAACAAGTATTATGTTAAATTCATAACAAGTTTCATAGAATTAGCAAATGGAGATAGTTGGAATTTCTTGAAAACTTATAAAAATAATGAGGCATTTTTAATAAATGCTATAATACAACAATTATTATCTGTGATGTTTTTTCATTATCACGCTGGTAGAATTCATAATGATACACACCCTGGAAACTTCTTATATTATAAGGTGAAAGCTGGTGGATATTTTCATTATAGATTATTTGGAATAGATTATTATCTTGAAAATTTAGGATTTTTATGGGTAATATGGGATTTTGATTTATCATTAACGAAAGAGATGGGAATATTATATTATAATGAAAAGAAGAATAATGTAAATGATTATTTTAAAGTATTTTTAGCATTTTCATATAAAAATGATAAAAAATATAGAGGATGGAATGAAAATGCTGAATTATTAAAATATAATAATTTATATAAAATAGTTGAGACATTACATAATACTTATAATTTTCTATATACAAAAGATGTTCAAACATTAGATAACTTAAAAGCATATATAAATAGATTACCAAAAATATTAAATTTTGTTAATCCATTAGTATTTAGCACAATATTACCAAAAGATGGAAAAATAATAAATAAAAAACCTTATGAAATAACGAAAGAAGGATTATTTAATTAAACTGGAATTCCAAATTTCTCCTTTATAAATATTAACACCTCTTTTAATTTCATTATTTCTCTCAATTGTTTTTTGAATATTCATATCTTTGATGATTTCATATATATATGGATAAACAGCTTTTGATAATTCCTTTGATGCCTTATAAGGAACAACACTTGGAATATTAGAAACACAATAAATATTTGTTTTATTATATTTAATAATTGGGTCATAAAATGTTCTACTTTTAGATTGTTCAGTAATTCCACCTTGGTCAATTGCTACATCAATAATAATAGAATTATCAATCATTAAATCCAGCATCTCATTCGTAATTAATTTTTGTGCTTTTTCACCGGAATTATAAATAGAACCAATGACAATATTAGAAATTTTTAATAAATTTATTAAATTTGAATTCGTCATTTCATAAATATTAAATCCATCTTCTCTAAAACTTTTTAATTTTTCATAATCTTTATCAATTAAATTAATATTCACATAACCCATTTCTTTTGCTTTATAAGCACTCGCTCTTCCCACATTACCAACACCGATAATAGTAATAATACTATCTACATTATAACCATTGGAATTTTTAATAAAATTAGTAGCATTAATAATAGATTGTTCGCCAGCAATTATAGACATAGGCGCTAAAATTGGATAAGTCCCATCATCTTTCTTAATAGTTTCATAAGCAATACAAATTGCCTTTTTATCAATCATCGCATCAATTAGAGAAGGAATTCCAGCAAAATGAAAGAAAGTAAGGATAATATGATTAGAATTAATGAAATCATATTCTTCATTTAATAATTCCTTGACTTTCACGATTATATTAGATTTCTCATAAACTTCATTGGGAGTATCACAAATAATAGCGCCAGCAATTATATAATCAGCATCTTTAAATAGGGCACATACACCGGCACCTTTTTCAATATAAACAGTGATATTTAAATCAGTTAATTTTTTAACTTCATCGGGCGTTAATGAAACTCTTAATTCATTAGTTTTAATTTCTTTGGGAATTCCAATAGTGTATGTCATATAATAAGAAGAATTTAAAATAATCTTAAATAATTTTATTTAGTATAAATTAAACCAACTATATTTGATATATATTCATCATTTTTAATAATTTTATTTAAACTTCCTATATAAGTTGGTGATTTTTGTAAATCATCATATTCAAACCATTTATCATTAGATTTATAAAGGCATATATAATGACCTGTTTCATAATCGCCATAATGTATTATTAAAGAGGATAAATGTAAATCAAATGAATTTTCAGGTAATTTAAGAGTATTACAAGGAATTATTTTAGTATCTAATTTATATGTTTCTAAATTTCTAAAAATTTTTAGAAATAATTTATCAGCTTTTAATAATGTAGTTTTATAAATAATTTTA